CTGAGGACGGCACGATAATCCGGAGGCCACGCTCTGGGATAACGGTGGGTTCGGAATAGATCTCCTTCTTTGTGAATGTAAGGACCTTCTTACCGGACCTGAATTGTTCAATAGCCTTATCTATCTCACGGAGGTCATCTTTGTCCTCAATATCCATCTCCTCACGCTGTGCTAGGACCTGGCGTAATTCCTCTTTCTTTAGGGTCTTTAAGAGTTTCAGGTCCTCAATAGAGAAGTTATCCTCGATGTTTATCTTCCGGTTTATGGTCTTTGAGAAGAATTTCTCTATGATCTTAAATACCGAGTGACCGTTCTCCAGGAAGTAGTCGACAAATAGCGTAACTTTCTTGGCCCAGCCGAAGTCCCGTTTCTTGACAAGATTGTTTAGTGCCTGCTCAATTTTATTGGCACTCATCTTCGTTTCAGGAGTCTTTACTTCTCCGTCATCTAAGGTCACAACGATCTGTTTTTTCATCAAGGTCGCGACAGACACGAACATGGATTTAAGCTTCACGATAAATTTGTCTGTGATGGGGATGGGTACTTCAGAGGCACCAGGATATGGGCGGTTTGTGCGGCGCTTTAAGCCAAGCCTTGCGTTATAGGCTACGACTTGTTTATCTTTCCAGACCTGGCGGTCTTGGTCGTCCTGCCTTACTTTTTGGGCAAGTTTCCTGATGAAAGCGTATCTAGGGGAGTCGTGAGGAGAGAGCTTCTGTGTTTTCTCCTGAGGGTCAATTTCAGTGGGCATCTACCATCTCCTTAAAATTTTGCCCCGACGGAGCCTACTTTCACTCTTACCCTGGATTGAGTATCCGTCGGAGCTTTCCTGCTCAGCCAGGGCGAATGGCTTTGTACTGCTTTGGTGCCTTGAAGTTCAGCTTGGGAGCTTACTTATCCAGGGTAGGGGTCGTGAGCAAAGTAGGCAAAGGCACGAGTAGCCCCCGTTTTTGTTTTAAGACTGCATCTACTGCTCCTAGAGATGCGAGAGAGACGGTGGTAAGAAACTTAGTGGACATACTTGTGTCCATTCATATCCTGCTCGATACTTCTTATGTAGGAGATGTGAGAGTGGATTATTCGCTTAAGGAATACTTTATCGATCATGAGAGTGACTGAGGTTCCTTTTTGTCTGTCGACTAATTCAATTATACTACAGGCTGTATCCACCTCCTGACGGTAATCATCAAAGAAGGGGTCTTGCATGTGAGAGCCTATGATATCAGAATGTTTCTTATTCAGAGCTGATCCCCCCAGTCGCCATATTCCTCGCCGGACCTGACTTCATCAAAGTGAACAACTGAGCGATAGTTTTCCTGTTGCTTGACTTCCTTTAAAGAGTGGGTGTATCGGAGGCCTTCTACCGCCAGGACCCATGAGTCAGCACGGTCTGGGGAGGAGCCGATAAGAGGCTTTATCTCTTCTTTAGATGAGATGTAGATCCTGCCGTTATCCTTTTTATACTTCGTGGCATTAAGCTGCTTCATTAGGGTGTAATCGTCATCTACCTGGACAAGACCCGCTTTCATTTGCACACTGGCCTTGTGATAGACCTCATCACGGCGGTTAAAATAAGTGGGGTCTTTTGACTTCTCAGAGGACTTAAACTTGATTACTTTCACACCTCGATCGTTCCGAGCCAAGAGTTGCACCACGAGATCGGCTACCGAGTTACCAATGGAGTCGGAGATAAAAACTTGAGCCTTATACTTTGTGATGAGGAGGATTGCTTCCGCGGCAAGCTGAGGGTCGGTGGAGGTCTGGATAAATTTACGCTCAACGATCTGGCCATTATTACAAACGTAGAAGACCGCCTCGTCTTCTCCCTCACCGGCCGGGTCCAGTGAGACGACTATTCTGTCAGGTGATAACATGGGCTCATTCTGGACCGACTTCTTTAAGTCCTGAAACTCGAATAAAATTCCTTCCTCACTTCCTTCATAGTTAATGTCCAGTTCTTGAGCGATCTCAACCTGATCATGGTTACGTCTCTTACATTCGTTCTGGTACCAGGCATCATCCTTGTCGGGATGGAGTCTCCAGTGGAGAGATTTAATGTCAATGATGCCGGAATGTCTTAATTTCGCGAACTGGTTATTGAAGCCGTGAGGTGTGGAAACAACTATCCGGCAGTTTGTGGAGTCAGCTGAGGCACGCCAAGCTGACGAATCACATTCCCAGAATGCGAACTCATCAAAGAAGATGGCGCGTCTCCTGCCGCCTCTTGAGAAATTATTGTTTGTGGCCTCGCCGGTTATCGTGGACTTCGTGGCGGGATTAAGAAGCCTCATGTAGTTTGAGTGACTCTTCCAGTCAAAAGTGTCCGGCAACATCCATTTGGGAAGGTTGTGGAGTAGGAATCTTACTTTCTCAAGGAGTGTATCCATATTTCCCATGACGTCAATATACTGTTCTTTGCGGCTTCCGACTAGAAAGTCCTGACCTTCTCCGCCGAAGAGCCAGTACCATGTGAATACCGCAAGCACACACCATGTCACTCCCATGTCGCGGGACTTATCAATTAAGATATCCTTCTGGTCTCTAATGTGCTCCCAGATGGATGTGATGAGAGTGTCTTCATAGTCATAAGTGATGAACGGAATGACAGAAGGTGTGACACGAGGATTGTAGGTAACCGAATACTGATTCACCCAGTAGAGCACATCGTTCTTACACATCTGGATCTGGACTTTCCTCAGATCCCACTTCTTTTCCGCGGCCATAAGAAGGCTAAGCCGGTCCTTAGTGTTCTGATACAAGTCCTTGGAATAAAACTTTCCTCCGTAGGTCGTGTCAACGGCAGGTTCGGGTCGTTCCGGTTCGGGCGGCAGAGGAATGGGCACCGCGTGCTTAGGATGGGCCTGGTTCCATTCTTCCAGGTTTTTTAGATGCGCTGCTTCGGGGTCTAGTCTCTTACTAGAATGCGGCGCGATGTACAAGAGGGGTTTTGGTTCATCCGGCAATTTGATTCATCCAGCTTCTCGCCTAGTCCGACAATTTGTGCAGCTCATTCCCGGCAATTTGATTCATATCGTCCACATGCTCTGCACAGAAAAAAATATAAAAATTGGGAGGGAGTCTCACAAAATTATATAAAAATTGGGAGAGGCTCTATTCCAATTATCCCCCCGCCCTCATTTCAGGGGGGTGGGGTACCCCTTCCGGCCAAGAAATTTCTACCAGGTCCAGATATTCTATTAACATGGTGATGCTATAAGTATTGGTAACTTATGCTTAGTAGTACTAATACTTGATTAAGTCAATGTCCTATAATCCAGATTGTGTCAAGTATTCTACGAGAGCGTGTTAATGGACCAATTATTATTACGCGATACTCAGTTCAACAGTTAGATCAGACTAGCCCAACAATTTCCTAGTGAATTCCCACAATTGAGACTGGTTCTCAACGCCGGTGACTATAACTTGAGTGTTATTGATAACTGTTGATTGAGATTGATTATCATTTCCTTCTAATTCCATGCGTTGGGCATTCAATATTTCCACTAAATCATGCGATGTTCGAGGCGCAATCGTCTTTAATCCTCTCATTTCGCATTGTTTCATCCTTCTAAATCTTCTCACTTTCTCCATTTCTTGATCGATTGCTATCAACGCATGACTTGCTTTAATGATTTGTGAAACGCGTACTTCTGATATCCCGAATTCTATGGCTATGTCCTTCAAGCGCAAACCTTCCTTATAGCGGTCGATTAAGGCTTTGTTGCGGTCTGAAGTACTGGTAAAGATCCTGGAAGAGCCGTTTAAAGGACGTTTAAAGACTTCTAAAGTGGGATCTAAAGCGTCTGTGACTGTGCTATCTACAGGTATTGAATCTCTCGAAAGGGGATTTTGGGACGGGACCTCAGAAGCCGGCGCGGATTCTATGTCCATGCTGGCAGTATATCAAATTGAGTTAAACGGTGGCAAGTGGGAAATGTTAGGTGATAGACAATTTTCAGGTGCGTAGCAGATTTCTCTTGACAATGCGGAGTATGCGGAGTATGCTACACATAGGTTGGTAAATTGGTTCTTTGTAAGTAACGAGACGGCGAGCCGGACAGTCGATTGATTGTCATAAGAAAATAGGCGGTCTCATAATCGAAGTAAATCTGCGGAGGTATGAAATGGTATATCAGAGCGTTATTAAAACTGCCAAGGAAGCGATCATAGCGGCGGGTTTAAACTGGAAGATAGCAAAGCATGATGTACTTTATAGAATGGAAGATGACATCAGGCAATATGATGACGCGAAGGCAATCGTCAGGGAAGATAACGGGCAAGTGCTTGGTATTGTCGGCAATCGTTATGTTCCTATCCAAAATGAAGAGGTGTTCGGGTTCCTTGATTCGTTTGTGGATAATGGCGAGGTTATCTATAAGTCGGCTAACTCCTATAAGCAAGGGCGCGTGATATCTGTTGATCTGTCATTGACGAGGGAAGATAAACATACAATCAGGGTTGGCGATGATATTGAAACGCTGATTAGGGTTGTTACTTCTCATGATGGATCAGAGAAACTATCGGCCAGGTTGGTTATGAACCGGCTGGTGTGTAAAAATGGGCTTGTCAGGCCGAATACCTGTTTTGCGTTTAACGTGAAGCATACGGAAAATGCAAAGATCGCCATAAATAACGGCAGGGAGCTGTTAGATGTGGCAAGGATATTCGGGTCTGAAATGGCAGAAAATGCTCGTAAAATGGCCAATACGCTTATTACAAGTCAGGCAGCGAGGGCTTATGTTTTACGGGTGCTGAAAGTCGATGATCCGCAGAAGATAGAGACGAGAACAGAAAACAAGGCCGAGGATATTCTGGCGCTTGGTATTAGGGGGCGTGGGAATAATGGCCGGTCTCTATGGGATGTATACAATGGCGTAACAGAATATGCCGATCACCATATTTCAACACGTGGTGATAATGACCGCTTAACATCAAGTGTTTTGGGAGGCGGATTGCAGTTGAAGGAGAGAGCTTATAGCGTGGCGCAAGAGTTCGTACACGTTTAAGTTTCCTCCGCAGAGGAACCGGAGCGGGCAGGCGGGAGCCCTCCGGCGTAATGCACAAGCTAGGTTCCAAGTCCTAGTCAAACGGCAAGGGGATGGATGTAGGGATAAATCAAAGGAAAATCAAATGGATAAACAAACGGTATTGAGATCGCTCTACGAGGACTTCGACGGAGATGTGAAGGCATGGGAAGAGTATTACGGAGCGGAGTTGTTCTTCCTGAAATAACTAAGGGGTTGGCTGTGGGGATAAACAAGGGAGGCAATATGAAACCAATGACGGAAACACAGTGTTTGGACAAGGCAGTTCAACTGCTGGAAATGTTTATAAAGTGTGGTACATCGAACGAGGTATTGCCGATGAGGGAAGTCTCTAGAATTGCCCAAGAGTTCATAAACAAGGACTACTGCGAACAATAGGGGGGATAAAATGAGCGAGGTATTAGGCAGGAAGATCGTAGCACCGAAGAAATGCGCGCATTGCGAAGAGACAGAGCTTCATTATTCGGCACTTTGCAAAGACTGGTATCACGAATTGAAGGATGGTGGGAGGCATTGGCAGAAGGCTTAATCAGAGGCAAGGCCGGAAGGCCTCAAGGCAAGCATGGATTGGCTTGAGTGGCAAGGATTGGAGAGGAGCGATCTCAAATGAAAAGTCAATGTAATGCTTGTAAGAAAGAGGCGAAATATCTTGTTGGAAAAGACAGGACCCCGCTATGCAAAATACATGCGGCAATGAGAAACAACGTGGACAATTCAAAGCAGTCTAAGCTTGGTGCAATATTGACGGAAGCATTAAAGAGGATGGTTTAGGGGAGTATGCTACGCATGAAGGTCATAAACAGTTGAAACACGGCGAAACGGCCGGCGTGCCGTAGGGATAAACGATGATGATTCAAAGGAGGCTAAGACAATGATAGTCAATGGAGTCAATGCAATGACGGCCGAAGAGCGTGCCGAGATAGTTGAACTGCTCGTTAAGAATGGGTTCCATCGCTCACTGCTTGCGACTTGCACGGATAAGCAGGTGGCGGATGAGTTAAGGCAGTTTAGGGCAGAGTCGAAAAAAGGGAGAGTGAGATAGTGACTAAACCAAAGGCAGGTTGGCTCATGGATGGTGCAAAGACACAAACAGATGACAATGAACTAGCGTCAGAGGTTATTGCCGAGGAGGAGGCGTTTCATAAACTGCGAAGAGAAGGATACAAAGTCCTGCTCAGGAATTACGAGTGCCCTCTTGGTGAGGTGTCGCTCATTGCGAAGCACGATGGGAGACTGGTGTTTGTTGGGGTGAATAAGGCTGTTAGTGAGAAGGTAGTCAGCTACTATGTCAAAAGATATGGGATGAGTCAGGTACCCATAAAACTTTACAGAATGAATGTCGTTCTTGTCAAAGATGAGAAGCCTCTTATCTCAATGACAGAGGAGGATTAAGCGGGTATGCCTGGGAAGCTTACGGCGTCTCAACGGTATTACCTGAAACAGAAGAAGGCCGGCAGATGTACGAGGGATGGGATGCCGCTGGACAAGGCAAGCAAGCATTACTGCACGAGGCATAAGGAGATGCACAGGCTTTATGAGAGGGCTAGGAGGCTGAGGGTGAGGGAGGGTAAGTAACAGGAGGAGGCATAACGTGAAGACAGCAATGATAGCGGGGTTAGTGGCAGTAAGCTTGGTATTGGCAGGACAGACAGAGGCTAGCATACAGACTTACTCTGTCAATGGACAGATATGTACCTGTACAGAGATGGGAGGGTTTACCTCCTGCTTTGGGGCGGGGTGCTAGGGTGAAGGCTATGAAGCAGGCTAAACTTAGTGAGATCAAGGTATTCCTACATTGTAAGGAATGTGCGAGAGGCTTGCCGGACGAGATGAGTCCGAGGCAGTATGCAAGGCTTGAAGTTGGCTTTACAGTGCCTGGGATACAGATATGGTGCGTGAGGCATGAGAAAGAGGTAGTGCATTTTGATTTCCAGGGGCATAAGGTGAAGCAGATTTGAGGAAGGCTTGAAATAAGCCCGTAGCTTCATTGACAATCCATTGACAAGGCGTTATCTAGTTGGCTATCATGAATGACATGACAATGCAACGGAGACCGCCAAATGGACAAGCTACATATCGCCACGTACGGAGTTATAAAAATACCAAGGGCTTACTGTAAGAACTGCAAAAGATATGCCCTTATAATAGACAAAATCATCCAATGCTGTGATATGCCATATGATTGGGAAACTATTGAACGTCAAAAGAGGATGGTTGAGGCACTAAGTGCGAGAAAAAGGCCATCGAGTAAAGCAATCAAAGCAATGTTGCTCATACAAAATAATAAGTGTCTATATTGCGAGATCCCATTCGGGACATCATATATGCATCCAAAGACAAAGAAATTGCAAGAAACTAAGGTTTGTTGCGATCACTTCGTGCCGTACTGCTATTCAAAGGACAATAGAGATACCAATTTTGTTCTTGCCTGTGGCACGTGTAACAGCATCAAAAGCAGTTTGATGTTTAACACACTAGAGGAGGCTAGAACATATGTCCAATACCGTAGAGCGAAAAAAGGTTACAGAAAAGAAATCTACATACTCTGAGTGTCGAGAATGTGGAAGGAAGTTTGCAGTCAAAAGAAATTGGCAGAAGTTCTGTACATCGAAGTGTGGGTTCAGATCATGGGCAAAGCTTCATCCGAGGATGCCGGTTGCCGATAAACAGGCTACTAGAGAAGCGGAAACAGGGACAGCATAGCTATAGCAAGTTATACAGGCTTATACCAGAAACAGGCTATAACCGGCTATAACCAAGAGAGCTAACAATGGATGAGAGGCAGGAAGCACAGCTAAAGGCAGAGATCGAGCCCTGGTATGAGAAGGAGTGTAACTACTGCAAGGAGGCAGAGTCTAAGTGCAGGTGCGGGCCGGTAGACTGTGACTGTAGCTACATAGAGGCCATAGATGACAGGGGTTCTGGGCTATGCAGGGAGTGCGGCAAGAAGTATGTTGCAAGGCAGTATGGACCTGATGACTTTGAGTGGGAAGAGATAGACAGGTGAGATATAGCAACTAGCAAGGCAAGAATGGCCTAGGTGGGCAATAAGAGCTTGCCTGGGGCGTGCCAAAGCCGGAGACTAGCTTGTCACGGACAGGCTGGCTTCGTTAGATTCAAGACGCGCGTGAGGTATAGCTTAAAGGTCATCCTCACCCAGTATGCCTACTGACAGTATGCCTACTGATGTCATGGCAGGATCGCTAGCTCCTTGACAGGCTTGGGCTAGCATAGCAGGACTACTAACATGAGGCTAACAACAGGAAGCTAACAAGATGAGAAAGCTCACAAGGCATAGGCAGGCTACTGACCAGTCAATAGACTTACAGACCTACGTGACAGGTAACTGGCCTTGGTTATATGACGGATGCTATGAGGTCGGAAAGGGGCAGGAGGACTGTCTTAGCAGCACAGAGGACAGCACTCAGTGGTGCTTGTGGTGCCTGGTATATAACCGGCTAAGTCAACTATACCGGCAGGAATAGTATGGTTCTCATGGGCTTCTTAATGATCGTCATAGGATTCTTGATATGGCCACCACTAGTTGCTATTGCTCTCATACTGTGGGGGCTATCATTGCTGGACAGATAGACCGGGATTCTAGGGAGTAAGACAGGTAAGCCGGGAAAGCCGGCAAAGGAGGATGCATGGACAGACAATGTAAGACTTGCGGTAGCATTATAACAGGGCAAGACTTGGATCACGGCATATATGAGTTTCAATGTAACTGTGGCAGACAGTGGCAGGAGGATTTGACGGCAGACATACAAGCAGGACTGGAGGAGAGAGCCGATGTATAAGAAAGCCATAAGAGGCAATGATTCAATGCTATTCAGGAAAAAAATTGAGCTGATCAAAGAAGGTAGATGTCCATTCTGTAGCAAGGAGATAGATATTCAAACTGAGTTTAAGGACAGGCTGTCAAAGGTTGAATACAGAATAAGCGGGCTATGCCAAGACTGTCAGGATGGGTTCTTCAGATAAAAGGAGACTGTTAATGCATGATGATAACCAGATAGCTTATGATTGGATTGAGGAGTGTCCAGAGGCAGATTACAGGAGGTTTCTTGACTGGGCTTGGGCTAAAGAGAGGCCGGTTATGAGACAGCTGATAAGAGCCTATGTAGAGACAGAGGGTAAGGAGGCCTTCCAGGCTTATCTGGCTTACATGGAGAGTCCGGAGAACCAGGCAAACTTGAAGGCTGATCAGCAGATGGATGATAGAAGGTAGTTGCACTGAATAACACCACTCAAAAAGAGAGTAAAAAGTTAGTATAAAAACTGCACTATCTATTAACATCTTTATAGGGGGGGGTATATTAGTACCCCCCTATCTAATGTATAGTGTATGGATATACCCATAAAATGACCATATACCACAGTTTTTGGCATCTGACTTTCGATTAGACTTTGAGGAAAAAGTAACGTTCTTTAAGGTCAATAAATCCTACTTTCTTGTCTTTTAACAATATCGCCATACCTTGTTGGAGAGTGATTTGAGCAAGACCAGTAAGCTCGATTAGTTGGGTATAGTTAAGCTGACCTTTTAAGCGGAGTTGATGAAGGATTATTTCGGTGGATGGTTTGTAGTCTCCTTTGATTTGAAAGCAAAGAGGGGATGGCTCGATCAGAATTAGTTCAAGGACTTCTGGACTAGTTTTGCCAGAACGTTGAGTGTCACAGGTGAGAGTGCGAGACTTGTTTTTATGCATCTTGAGGTAAAGGATATGGTCAACGTAGGCACGAAGGAAAACAGAGCCGTAACTTCCTTTATCTCCACGGTCTAAGACTTCCTTTGTTTTCTCGTTACGCCATTCCTTTGAGTCGTGGTGGATTATGAGGACAGCACAGTTATAGCGAGAGATGATTTCGTCGATGGCGTTGGTAAAGGCGATGATATCTCGGTTTTCATTCAAGTCGCCGTCTATACACTTGTATACAGAGTCAATACAGATGGCAACTGGGTTCTGACCCCAAATCTTGACTTGAGCATCTATCTTTTCAAATATGGCTTCACGGAATAGTTCGACATTTAGTGGACAGTATTTCTTGAAGATGTGTAGAAAGAGAGCGTCGTTCATGGATTTGTTGAATGACATAGAGATATTATTCAAGCGATCTACAAACTCATCACGCTTGCCTTCGGCTTGAATGTATACGACCGGCCCTGGCTTTTTAACCTCAAACTTTCCAAGATACGGCTCACCTGTCACGATACATACGAACATTTGCTGGCCATCAATAGACTTACCTGATTTCTCTGAACCAAGAAGCATAACGCAGTCCCCCATCCATAAAAAGTTGTCTATAATTGGTTCGGGAGGGGTGGAATTTGAACGAAGGGTTTTACCACAGTAGGACTGGATTTTAAGGCGATCTGTTTCACGGTTTTGCATGGGGAATTTCTCCTATTATGAGGGCAGGGTATATTTACAGAGGACATTTTATTCTTAAATATACCCCAGTGTCAAAGTAAAAAACTATTTGTTGACATAAAAGTATCAAAGTGATAACTTACACGAATGGAGGAAGTAATGAAAATGGCTAAAGAAATTGTGTTTACGGCGGATATTGAGGAAGATATCGCCAAAAAGTTTGACAAGATAGCGGAGAAAAACCTACGTTCCCGTGCCGCACATCTTGAGTTCATTATCAGGAAAGAAATAGAGTGCCAAGAGGGTCAAAAATGACTGATGAAAAGGTCAAGTTTAAAGAGACTCCTCTATGTGAAATGTGTGGTAACGAGCCTGCGACAAGCTTCTCATTCTTTTGGAAGAAAGAGCCAAAAGATATGCCTCCGTTTGAAGGAAAGACTTCTTACACCGGAAAAGAACTGCTGGAACTAGTCGAAACAGAAGATAGTAAAAAAGAGTGGAAGGATAGAAAGAAAAAGTTTGTCGAGTATAACCACGATGGAGTATGCAAATTTGCAGGAGACTGTACATCTGATATTGAATTCTACTACATATACATCGACCAGTTCTTTAGAAGCCCTGCGTCCATCATTGACTGGCTTGCTCACATGCACGAGAAAAACTGGTTCAATGAGGATGATTTCTTCGACATGATGGATAGGTTTAGGAAAGCTACAAATTCCTTTGGTGGGTTTCAGAAATGAGAATGTACTGCGAGCATTGCGATAAAGAATTCACTATGACAGGGCCTTGTTGGGAGCCTTACAGCATGGAAGATTTAAAACTTTTTAATGAGGACGATGCTCTGTTTCATAGATTAGTGGTTAATCATAGATCAAAATGCAAAGTGAGAAAAGAAAGTAAGATAGGTTACTTTGTCTCATGTGATGTGAAGAGCCCATTTTCTGAACCTTATTCTTATTCACCGTGGAGTGACCAAAAATGACTACCACCTATCACCATCTATTTGCTTGTAGACGGCCAGGTTGCCGGGAAAGGTGGGAGGTGAGCTATACCTCAAGGGAGGCTCAAGAAGGCTTCTGGGAGGTGGCAGGGGAGCTTGCGAGGGTCAGGACGGAGCTAGATTTACATGAGGCCAATTGCCGGGAGGAGAAATATGCAGAGCTTGAGTGAGAAGAAAAGGCAAGCTATGAGGGAGGCCATTGAAGGCGTGCTTGAATGCTTGAATGAGGCACCATTCAAGTCACAGTTTCATGGGGTCTATGCAACGCCAAGGCATATGGCGGAGAGGATATTGAAGGAGATTGAGCAGGTGGAGATAGACTATGCCAATAAGTATCAAGAAGCTAGAGAGCTAACGAGAGATTAGATGGCTTACGATAATAGTCAGTTGCAGACCTATAAAGATTGCAGTGAGCGTTACAGGCTTCGTTACATCGAGGGCTTAAAGAAGATTGAGGAAGACCATGACGAGCACGACCGTAACTTCGGGAAGGCAATTCATGCGGGACTGGAGGCTTACTACAAGAAAGAGGGTCTGAATAAGGCAAAGGAGGCTTTCTCCAGAGAGTATCCTGTACAGCTATCACAGGACGACTTGGCTAAGACAGAAGCCAATGGACTCCTACTCCTTGAGGCTTATGCTAAACACTACCAAGAAGAAGATAAGTCTCTTGAGATACTGTCTATAGAGGTCAAGGACTCCTTCTGTCTTAGCTCTCCTTCTCTTACGTCTCCAGACCGCGAAGCTCACAAAGTTCGCTTCGCTCCGCTCAGATCATCTTCCATAGACTTCCTTGTCAAGATCGACATGGTCGTTAGGAAGCAGGGTTGCATCTACTGGGTAGACCATAAGACAACGGGTAAGACCTTCAATTGGAGCTACTGGAGCCGGTTTGAGCCAAACTCCCAAGTGACGGCATACACGGCTTACTGCCAGGCCAAGTACGGTGAGTGCTCGGGTGGCATCATAAACGCGATAAGGTTTGGACATAGGCAGAGGGCTTACAAGGGAGAGGCTGCCGGGTTCTACTATGAGTTTCAGAGGCAACTCTTCAATAGGAATAGCGAGCAGATTAAGGCTTGGAAGCAGGATACTTTAAGGTGGATAGAAAGTCTTGAGACGGCAAAGGCAGGTGGTGCCGAAGTGTGGAAGAAGAACGAGGGACAGTGCGGATACTGCTCCTACAAGCCCATCTGCATCTCATGTGCCGACCCACAAATCATTGAGCAGCTTTATGAGAAGACCAATCCACTGGAATACTTGGGGGAGACGACATGATGATTACGGCAGACCAGATTAGGACAGGACAGGCTAGACAGACGCTTAAGATTCTGTCTAATGGGGGAAGCGGGACCGGGAAGACGTACCTTGGCTTCACGTTCCCTAAGATTGCTTACATTGGGACGGAGCCAAACGGGCTTGATACGGCAAGGTCTAATCCGACTCTCTTAGACAACTTAGTGTGGGCTGAGGAGTTTATACCTAGCATGGGAGAGGACATTAAAGCGACCTTTGAGCGCATGGAGACGGCTATTGCTAAAGCTCATGCCGACCAAGCTAAGGGAGAGGTTGAGACGCTGTTCTTGGATAACTTTACCTATCTCGCTGAGAACCGCTGGATTTACTTAGGAAAATACGAGTTACTTAGGACGTCAAGTGGAGTAACTGATACTAGGGGCATGTATGGCATCTTGTCTCGATGGCTATATAACTTCACGCTAACGAGGCTTCTGTCCTTCAAGGGGAATGTGGTAGTTTCCTGCCATGAGCAGACTGAGGGAGACGAGGCCATGGAGGCAAAGACGGATAAGTCCATGACGATTGCACCGGCAATACTTGGCGGGTTTAGGGACAAGGTAGCGGGTATGTTCTCGGCCAGTATTTATCTTGAGAAGAAGAGGCTGTCTGAGAATAAGTACCGTTACTCTGCCCGTTGCCAGGCCGGAAACCAGCGTGCTGCAAAGAATCGGTACAACCTGCCTGAGATCGTGGAGGACGTAAACTACAGGAAGATTATAGACAGTATCGGTCAAGCAAATTTAATCAACGGGGCGAAGTCCCCAACAACGTAGATAAGGAGAGCGTACCATGAGTGAGCAAGTACCGTTTGACATCACAGATGAGGTCGAGGTAGCGGACTTAACGGACGTGAAGCAGGACAGGAATCTGTTTCCAGTCTGCAAAGGGCTTAAGGTCAGGATTAATAAGGCTACTGCACAGCAGAATAAGGATAAGGACATCTCGAGTCTTAAGCTTGATGTGAGGCCGGTGGACGGGATTGAGGTTACGGATCCTGAGTCTGGAGAGACGCTTCAGAAGTATGTCAATGCGCCCATATTCACGTCCATCATGGACTTGGTGTACGCGGCAGACATGTCTGTGAAGGGTCGAGCGGATAGCAAGTGGTGGAAAGCTAACCAACACTTGGTTGAGTTTAAGAACCTGTGCGTTGCCTTAGACATTCCGCTTAAGGGCATCAAGGTCAATGATGAGTGGCTTGCGAATCTCATCGGGAAGGAAATCTTAGTCTCCGTGAAGCATGAGAAGGACACGCAGAAGGATGAGCATGGTAAGAAGGTGGATTTGGGGACGTTTAGTCAGAGGCTCTATGGGTGGCGCAAAGTAAGTTAAACAAATGGTAGGCGTAGCAAGGCGAACCTTTTGTGAGCCTTGCGTCCTGCCATGGGAATATCAAGGTGAATAGGCATAGAGTTGAGGGTGAGGACTTCATCAGCTTCTCTATTCCTATGCCACCTGTCTCTTGCAATAGTCTCTACAATGTTATGTTTAAACTTAAGCGGGTTGAGCTTAAGCCTGAGATTAGACTGTGGAAGACCAAAGTCAAAGAGTTCGTACCTGTCTGGAAGACGGAGAAGACAGGTTACTTGTACTTCAATGCGGACATCTACACCGAGACCCTCTTTAAGAACGGTAAGGTTAGGAAGCTTGATCTGCAGAACCTGGAGAAGGCGCTAATTGATGCGGTGTGTGAGAAGCTTGGACTATCGGATGAGTTTATATTCCAGAAGCATACGAGGAAGGTACAGGCCAAGGATGAGAGGATG